GTTTATATACAGTATTAGAAAGTTGTAATTATTTAGATGAACCACAGTTATATACAGTATTAGAAAGTTGTAATTATTTGGATGAACCACAGTTATATACAGTATTAGAAAGTTGTAATTATTTGGATGAAGAGCAGTTATATACAGTATTAGAAAACTGTAATTATTTGGATGAAACTAGTTTATATACAGTATTAGAAAACTGTAATTATTTGGATGAAACTGGTTTATATACAGTATTAGAAAACTGTAATTATTTGGATGAAACTGGTTTATATACAGTATTAGAAAGTTGTAATTATTTAGATGAAACTAGTTTATATACAGTATTAGAAAACTGTAATTATTTGGATGAAACTGGTTTATATACAGTATTAGAAAGTTATAATTATGTAGATGAAACTAGTTTATATACAACATTAGAAAGTTGTAATTATGTTGATGAAACTAGTTTATATACAGTATTAGAAAACTGTAATTATTTAGATGAAGAGCAGTTATATACAGTATTAGAAAGTTATAATTATGTAGATGAAACTAGTTTATATACAATATTAGAAAATTGTAATTATGTTAAATCAAGTGATTTATCAAATATCACAATAACAGAAGATTTAGTATTAAAATTAGATTATGAAAAGATAAAAAAACCTGCTACAATAACCCAAACAATAACTACTGATACAACAATAAGAGAACCTACTGTTAGTAATTCGCATTATAATAATTCATTTAATACATATGTACCTACTAAATCATCATCGGTTGATGCTTCATATAAAACACTGACATTTACGCACTTTGGTCATGGTAATACTGTCTGGTACGAACATATAGTTAATTTTCCGGATAATACTCTTGTTAATTTTGATGGCAAAGCTGATAATTTTACACTTAATGGTAATTATAAAATAAAATTAAATCAAGGTATTCAAGCCTTTGAGATATTCAAAGATAATAATCCAGATGCAATTTACTATAATACAAAGTCTACATTCGTTATAAAATATTATATAAGATCAATAACAACAACCATACAAGAAGTTGTTCCAACAGGATATTTAAAGTTTCAATCGGAAGGTAATACAGATGGTTATTGGAAAGTAGAACCATTAAGATATACAGATGGTATATTTGATTATCCTGAAATATTTTTACCAAAATTATATAGGTGTATGTATGAATTAAATAAAGCTATTGTGAATTATCAATATTCGTTTAATGATACTAATGATTGGAGCTACATTTTACCCGATGCTACTATTAACATTGCATCTAATACTACTGTAAAACTAAGAATAATTACAACAACATTGCATATAATAAATAAATTAAGCAGTGATAACTTCAAATTTGTATTATCAGCAGAGCAATCAGGATTAGATTTAGAATCTGATAATGAATTAATTTACAATGATAATCAAGATATACATACAATAGATTTTACAACCCCACCTTATAATACAGCTGTTTATTATACAAATATAAATGTATATTTGAAATTCAAAACAGCTAATTATATATATGATAACCAAGAGTTTATAATGTTGAGAACTGAGTCTTAGTTGAAATGTAGTAAAATATGTATGGTTATTTTAATTGATAGTAATGAGTATAAAACCACTTATGATTTAGAATTAAGTAAAAATATGGAAGTGTATAAAATAGCTTTTGTTGGTTGTACATATCATTGTGGTTAATTAAAATATTTATAATAAACAATTATAATGATATTATATACATTAATAATAATAATATTATATATTATATTTAATTATTTAGTATCCACATTAGCATTTAATCCACCATTAAAACCAACATATACAGTTAAAGATATTGATTATTTGTATGACAACATAGCTATTAAGATAATAAAAAAAGAAAGTAATAAAGTAATATTATTTAATCATAATAATGCGGATGATATAGGTATATGTAAAAGTTATTGTTATTGGTTGTCTAATTTTACGAATTGTAGTGTAATATTGTATGATTATATAGGTTATGGATTATCGTATAAAGGAACATTAAATGAATATAATTTATTAAAATCAGCAGATACTGTGTATTATTTTACAATAGAGAAATTGAATATTAATCCAAATAATTTAATAATAATGGGTAAATCTTTAGGAACTGTTCCGGCTATATATTTATCAAATTATATAAATAATGGGTTGATCTTAATATCTCCAATGTTATCAGGAATACAAATATATTATGATATACCATTTTTAGATTATTTATGTTTTCCAAATAATTATAGAATAAAAGATGCTAAAAACAAAATAGCAATAATACACGGAACAGTAGATAAATTAATAAATATAAGGCATACATATGAATTAATAAAAATAATAAAAATATATTGTCCAAATAATTATTATAAACCATTAATAGTTAAAGCAGGTCATAATAATATTGAAATGAATAATACAAATTTATTTATAAATTATATAAATAATTTTATAGGGTGAGATTTTCTAATTCTTTATCATTTTGAATATCAATTTTATCTTTTTCATTTGGTAATATATTATTATGTTCTTTTGATATTATTTTTTCTTTAATAAATTGTTTTTTTTCATCATCTTGAACATTACTAGTTAAACCGATAATCTTTCTATTAAGCATATATTCAATTACAAAGAATGAAACAAAGATAGTTATTAACCAAATAATAAATAACCAAATAAAATTACTTAGTCCTTTAACAATACTAAATACAAATGGATATTTAATAGCTAAAGGTGATATAAGACTTAGTGATGAAATTAATTTAATAATATTAGGATTTATAATATCAGTTGTAATTGATTTAAGTAAATCAGTAGTAGCAATACCAATAGTAAAACCAGAAGCGGCAACTAAAACTTTATTTTTGTAAGTATATTCTTGAAAATCTTTATAAAATTTGGTAAAAAAGAGATCAATTAGTTCCATATTTATTTATAAAAATGATAACATTTTTGTAGTATATTACAAAATGGCAACAAGTCGATTGATAGATTTTGAATCTAAACTACCAGATGATATTGTAGAATATATTTATACTAAAGTTATTTATACTGTTCCTAAAGATCTTTTAGAGCAGATCAAGTATCGTTATAAGATTAAGAAGTATATTAATATAATAAAAACTATTAATATAGTTGATAAATATGTAATATTATACGATATAATGATAGTATATTACAGTGTTATTAATAGTGATATGAAATATGTTAGATATAATGACTTAAATGTTCCTAATAATCTATTGAATGATATAGTATCTACGATAGAAAATAGCAAAAATTCTAATAAAAAATTAATTGATATATGTATTAATTATTTATTAGAATTACCTTTTTGTCATATAAAGTATATTTTTAAGCAAAATAGACCTTATATTTAATTTTATTATTTAAAATTAAATGATAAATCATTTGGATCTATGGGATATAGGACAAAAAGTTAATATAAGTAAATATCCAAAAAAATATCATAAGGCTGTTAAGATGCGTTTAGAGCAACAAAAATATAAGTTTAATAAAACAGATACGAGTTTAAATTTGTTTAGAACATTATTAAATCAACCAGCAAATATTATAACACCTAGTTCTTTTTGTCAGCATATTGATAAATTATTTAAACCAATTAAGAATACTAATGTAATAATTAAAGATACAAAACAATTAAGAGAAGAAGGATTAAATCTGATTGTATCTGTAGATCATATAACGGGTCATATGTTAATTGTAGAATATAATGGTAATAAAAGTAGTAAAAATACAGATTTGGTGATAGTTGGTAAAGGAGTTACATTTGATGCTGGAGGATATACATTAAAACCTAAATATGCGATGAATAATATGCATTTGGATAAAACGGGTGGGACAATGGCATTATATTTATTATACGAACTTGCTTTAAATAAAACTAAAAAAAATATAATAGTATGTGTTCCATTAGTGCAAAATGATATTTCACATATGGCAACAAAACCCGGTGATATTATAACATCTTATTCAGGTATAAAAGTTGAAATAACAAATACAGATGCTGAAGGAAGATTAATATTAGCAGATGGTTTATCATATTGTATAGATAAATATAAACCTAAACGTATTATTGATATGGGAACTTTAACTGGTATAGATCAATGTAAGACATCTTATGCTTATTTTAGTTTATCTTATGATATGAAAAAGCAATTAATTAAAAGTGCAAAATCTTATGGAGAAGAGATACAAGAATTACGTATAGGAAAAGAATATATAAAATATACAAAATCAACTAGAGCAGATATAAAAAATGCAGAATTTGGATGTGCAGATAGGAAAATAGTGTGTTTATTTTTATTAAACTTTATACCAAAAAAATATTATAACAAATGGATACATATTAATTTAAGTGATATGACAGTTAAAAAGGATCTAGCAATTTTAGAAGGTAGCTATAGTATTATGGATTTCATTAAAAAAATGCAAACTACATAAAGTAGCATATTTTTGTATAATTTAGAAATTAATATATTATTATAAACATTTTCTAAATTATTATTCATAATATTAAGATTTGATTTTAATGTATATTTTTCATTATTATTGCCGTATTTATCAATATATTTTACAAGTTTATTAATATTATTAATTATTAGTTTGGTTTTATTACATTCATTATATTCATTACATTCACTATACATTTAACAATTAATTATTTTGATTTTTTTATATCATATTTTGGAGGATAAAAGCATACTAAAATTAATGTTTCAATAGCAAGATCTTTATTATTGTGAAAGCAATATTGATATTCTATATTACTTGAGTTTTCTATAAATTGAGATTTATAAGGAGTAATATTTAATAATTCAAGACTAATATCAGAAATAGAATATTTACGGCATTTTTTAACTATTTTTTTTATATCTGTTAGTGTTGGTTTAGTGGTAATATTTTTAATTGGTATAACATCAATTTTAATATTCTCAACTGATAATCGCACTAATATAAATCTGCTTAAAATTGGTTTATCAATTTTAGATCGGTGAATAGTGGTAGCAATAAACTGTGTAGTATTATTGTATTTTTCAAGTATAATGCGTAAAATTGTCATACATTCTTTATCACATTGTTCAATATTTAATAAAATAATTTTACGTAATTTATTATTGATTGTAGTAGTTTGTATTAATGATTTAATAAATTGTAAAATATGTATATTAATAACAGAAAAAGTTAGGTATTGACTATTTTCAAGATATCTAATATTTTTATGCGTTCTTGTTTGATTATGGAGAGTGTTATCAATTATTTTATCATTAATAGTGTTATTAGAACCATAATATAATATATTCATATAAACATTTTATAGATTTAAATCTTTAAATGGATAAGCAACAATGTTTGGATATCTTAGGTTTAAATGAAAAAGCAACAGAGGCGGATATAAAAAAAGCGTATAAATCTATAGCATTAAAAACGCATCCAGATAAATTGGTTGATTTAGATGAAAATGAAAGAAATGAAAAAGAATTGCAATTTAAACAAGCTTCAGAGGCGTATAAAAGGTTGATAGATAATAATTTTTCAGACATATTTGATGATATGTTTGGTGGTAGTGAAGGTATGGCAAGTATGTTTGGTGGTTCTGATGGTATGGCAAGTATGTTTGGTGGTTCTGAGGGTATGGCAAGTATGTTTGGTGGTAGTGATGGTATGAAGATGTTTAGCGGAATGGCAAATAAGTTATTTCAATCGCAATCATTTCAAAGTATATTTAAAACATCTGTAAAGATAACGTATTATGATCTTATTTACAAAAGAAAATTAGAAAAACAGTTTAATTTATGCGGAATGCCAACAAAAGCAATTATAGATTGTTCTAAATTTCCTAAACAACTTATAACACGAAGTTTTAATGGATTAAGTTCGACAGCTGAAATTGATTTTAAATTTGAAGATGATGATGTATATGAAAGTATTATTCATCAAAATGGTAATGTAGATTTAATATATCAAATGAAAATATCGCATTATGATTATTATAAAGGATTTAATCATTCTTTTGTTCATATTGATGGTAATGATGTGAGTTTTAAAGTCAAAAGAATGTCAAAGAAAACTTTAAAAATAAAAAATAGAGGATTAAATGGAGGAGATTTATTAATCAAAATGGTTTTATACAATCCAAGTAATAGCAAGTTAAAAGATATAAGTAATGAAGAATATGAAAGTTTTTTAAATACTCTTAACGCACTGTGTAATGATAAGTAAAAGTATATAAAGACAAAAACAATAATATTGATTAAAAACAATGGCTGTTAAAAAGGTAGATAAGAGTGAAAAAAGTGCTAAATCCAAGGATGTCAAAGAGACTAAAGTAGCTAAAGATACCAAAGTAGCTAAAGATACTAAAGTAGCTAAAGAAATTAAAGAAGTTAAAGATGTTAAAGAAGTTAAAGTAAAAAGCAAAAAAATTGAAGTAGTTCCATATGAAAATTCAAAATTAGCTGAATTGATTGAAGCTATTGCTAATATGGATAAGGAGTTTAAGTCAATGAAAACTCTAGTAAAACTTGTTATTAAAGAAAATGATAAGAAGGAGAAGATCCTTAAGAAGGAACGTGATCGTAAAGAAAAAGCTCGTTTGAGTCCTAGTGGTTTTGCTAAACCAACTGATATTTCAACTGAAATGTGTGATTTCCTAGAGATTGCACATGGAACATTGATGAGTCGCACTGAGGTGACTAAGAACATTAATACATATGTTAGCAAGAATAATTTGAAAGATCCTGTAAATGGACGTATTATTCGTCCGGATGCACCATTGAAGAAGCTTCTTCGTGTGAAGGATGGTGATGAAGTTACTTTCTTCCATATGCAAAGACTTCTCAATCCCCATATTAAGCCTTTTAAACAAGCAACTCCTCCTGAAACTCCCGTAACTCCCGTAACTCCTGTAAAAGTTTAAAATTGCTAAAATTATTTTTATATAAACACTATATTGTCATAGTATATATAATGTTTAAAAATAAACTAAATGATAATATAAATATAATTTATATTATTTTAAAGAATCCAAAAGATGTTAATACCATACGTAAATCGTTTAAATTTCTTAAACGTGATTTTACAAGTTATTGGTATAATAATTTAGAATATACATTTGAACTATCAAATGATAATCAATGTTTATTTAAACATTCTTTAATTGATATGGATGAAA